TTCTTTCCAGCCTGTTGAATCAATTGATCGTAACCGGGAATTGCACGACGAAGCTGAGACTCAAGAAGAGTCTGCTCAGCAGCGGTCGTCTTGGTGGCCAATTCGGTGCCACTTTGAAGCGACGCAATATTTTGCTTTATCGCTGCCTCTTGCTCCTTCTCGGTGTTTACCCTCTGAAATTGCGGTACTTTGACCTTTTTACCGGCAGACATTGCCGCTCCACCGATCATCAATGCTGCACCAGCGCCTGCTGCTATGAGTCCCATAAATTAAAAAACCTCCTTCGCAAAACGATTTCCATTCTCAATCGAGAAGACCTTTTCGGGTTCGTGACGTTGGATGTTCATGGTAATCAGACGTGCAGCTTTCTCCTCGGGAAAAGCTCGCTCGTTATGAAAGCAATGAACCCATATCCGACGCAAAGTATCCACCTTAAAAAGTTCTCCCTCTTCGATTGTCATCACGCTGTTTGACGCTGCCCATTTGTCGGCGTACTCGCGAAGCATCTGAATTGATGGCAGATGAACCTCGTAACCAAATCGCTCGGTGCATTCTTTGGCCGACGATTCCGCGTCCTTCTTGACGTACACCTTGACCGAGTCATGCACGATAGCCTTCGGAAGATATCCGTAGGTCGAGCAATCAGCGACGTACTTGTAACGGTTCCGGTAATCTTCAATCGACTTCTGCCAGTTTGAGTCAGTCGCACCCTGCTCATGTAGGCCAATGCAATCACCCTCCAACGAGAAAAGGACCGACATGAATGCCGATCCGAATCGTGGCAACCCGCAGATTTGAAAGAGTTTACCGTTCATTTTTCATGCACAAAGATGTCCAAGCCGCTGTTCGAGCTAACACGAAGATGGCCGACTCTGAACCGTGAATCATTCCCAGTTCGTTGCAAATTACTGCGCTGTAAAGAGCCGCATTCGGATGAACGTCTTTTCCGACTTCTTTCATCCAGCCATGAAGCTGTTTGATGCGGTCGTTCGCCTTCTTGAAGTCCACCTCAATAATCTCGCGCACCCGACTCCACGCTGGGTCGATGCTGTCCTTAAAGAACGAGTTCCCGAAACCGGGAATCTTCATGCCAGACAATATGGCCGACTTCAAAGATCGCTCGTCGAATTTCTCGTAAACGAATCGAGCAGGACCAATCGGGCCGTGAGCATCTCCAAGCGTAAGGATAGCGGAAGCAATTGCATTGGTTAGCTGCGCGCTACCAAAGAAAGCGTTCACCGCAGCGCCGGAACTGGCGTTCTGATTGTTCCGAGCCGCCATGTCGTGTGCGTCAAATACAGCCTGAAGCAACTCAAGTTTCTCAGGAGTCACCTCTTCCAGCGCAAAGTCGATGTTGAGTTTTAGAACCATTGGGAGAATCCACCGCCGTTTAGTCCGACACCGACCATTCGGATCGTTGCGACTGCGTCGCCTAGGTACTGCATGGTCTGCTCTTGCACAGCCTGAACAGCCTTTGCTTCGTAGGCCACTGCTTCCTGAATCAAATCGTTCTCTTCCTTACGAATCGCCATGACCATCAGCTTGATGGCATCTGGAGAAGGCGGAATGAGGTAGTCATTGACGCTCGTCGCGTTGATATGGCGCATCTTCGCCATGACCGTCACCGGCTTATCCTCGTCGTTGTTACAACGATCCGTCAGGTAACTGCGGCGGTACTGCGGCAAAGTTTCATCAGGGTCGTAAACTGCCAGATCAAGCTCCAGCAAGGTCGTCGCATTGTACTCGTACAACCGGCTCGACGTGTTGGTTGCCTGACGAATGACGCCGGTTAACGATATGAACTTCTTGGTCGATTGAACGTACGGCAACGCAAGGGTCAGCTTCTCGCCGTCGATCCATACGCCGCCAGACAGTGTGCGAATCCATTGCCCGTTCTGATCGACACCTTGCAGGGTGATGGTCTTGCCAACGTCAGAAGCGTCACCGGGATAGACTCGGATGAAGCTATTCGTCTCGCCGGACATGTCGCGGTAAGAAACGACGGTGCCACGATCCACAAGCTGCTTGCCGACGCACCCGCCATTGTTCTCTCCGAGCAATCCGTATCCGCTTTCCTGAAACTCGAACCATTGATTGCGAACTGTTCCAACGCCGCAGCAATCAGCGACGGACTCAATGGTTTCAATGTGACGCGGCCAAGTGATGCACCCTCCAACCGTGTGGATGGTGAAGCGTCCGTACGCGCCTGCCCACAACCCCTTATGCAGAAGCCTTCGGCACGCCTGATTGATGTAGTCGTAAACGCGAGGGTCATCGACGCAGACGCCGACTACACGGGCGATTGTCGAGCGAATGTCCTGAACGATTAGCTTCATTTGGTGTAATAGACTCGGATGGTTCGCTTGATGAAGTAAACGCCGTAGAACGGAGGCAGATTGTTGTGGCCGACAGCGTTCTGGGTATCGTTGCCAGTCTTGTCGGCAGTGGTAGTTCCGATATCACCAGTAGTGATGTTTGGTCCGCTTCCGCCGCCACCGCTTCCAGCAGCACCTTGAAGGATCTGTGTGGGGTACGAACCGAGTCCGCTCCAAGACTTGTTGACGAGGTAATAATCGTCGTTTGCCGGAGCAATCAACTGAGCAACACCATGAGTGTGTTCGTTGAACGGAGTCTCTGGAACAGTCAGCTTGTGTTGATCTTCGCCAACGATTGATGTCGATGTCGCCTTTCCCTGAACAACAACCGCACCACTCGCAACAAACGCTCCAACACCGACTGGGAAGCGAGCTTCAAACTCAGTGTCAACTTCCCACATCGGGCCAGTTCTGATTGTCGCCGTAGCCGTTCCATCGCCGCCGTCGTACGAAAGAAGATCGGTAGTCGTTCCTACAAAGATGCGACGCTCGTTTGCCGCCGTAACTGGGTTTTTACGAAGCCAGAATCCTTGATCGAAAATCCACCACTGCCCATCCTCATCAAGCCACGGATAAATCCGGTTGTTGATCGCCGGAAACGTCGGTCCAAAATTGAAGAACGAGTTTCCAATCGTGCTGTTGAAAACGGCTTGCGTGCCTCCGATGATATCGTTGGCCAAGTTCTGGTAATTCAACGGACAGTAACTCACCGGAAGACTTGGAGGTGTAAGCGTGATTAGGGTTAGGTTTGGCATACTATTCCGATGTGTAGGTAAACGGGTTTACGTCGCAAGCATCAAGAGTCTTGCATCCTTCGAAAACAAGGCACTCGCCCACCGCAGGTTCCTGAACGTCGTAAGCGTGAACTCGGATGCTCTTGATGCGGCAATATCCCGTAACTGTCAGGCTCATTTGAACCTCGTACATGTTTCGAGTCGGTGTGCTGATGCTCGAATTGCACGGGATATCCGATGGAGTCGGCAAGCGCATCTTCGGCCTGTACTGCGGCTGGAAATTGACCAGCGGACAAGCGGGTTGGCACTGCAAAGTTGTCGCGCATTCAGCCCAGTCTGCCCACTCAATCCATCCGGGGTACTGGTCGGGTCGATACTCGACATTGAAAGAAGCGTCTCCGTCCAACGAATCAATGAAGATGTCGCCCGAATCAAGCCGCTTCAATCCAAACGGAATCTCGAAGTTGTAGGCGCGAGTATGAACCAGCCACTGAATCTCCTTCTTTCCATCAGCAATGTTATTATCGAACTTGTCGCCCTTGCTGATTTCCCAAATCTGAATCGTCCCGTTTTCGCCGCGAGCAATCGAAAAGCATCTGTCTCCATAAACGCTCTCTGTCTTCAAGACCTGCAACACATCGAGTCCAGTCCAGATTCCTGCCCACGCGGGAGGAAACTTTTTCCGCATCGACGTAATCAGGTCAAAATCCAAAACCATCAGCGCCTTATGGATAACGCCTTGGGCATTATACCGAGGCTGTGCGGTCATCAGCAATCGATTGTCGAACACGACCGCAGATCCAGACCACAGAAGACTGGTTTGATCGTTCTCAGCGATGTTCAGAATCTCGCCGCTGATCGGTGTATTCCCCGGATCAGTGAACGAGCGACGAGCGATGATGAACGAGCGAACGCCATCGACTGCGCGGTAGAACACGTCACCGTTGACAGTAATGGCCGACCTAGCGCCAAGCGCACCGCTGGTTAGCAAGCTGATAGCCTGAATCGGATAGCTCAGGTTCTTCCATGTATCACGATCAACAGGAGCTTGAACTGAGAAGACGTATCGAGGAGTAAAGACTAGGAGCGGACCCTGCCCAAGCGACGTATCTGGATCGCCGGGGACGGCCATTGCTGTGATTCCTCCTGAATCCGACGGAACCGCAAAGTCTCCGCCTTCGTTGAGGAAGGTGTTCTCGGTTTCTTTGAGAACACTCGCTCGCGTGCCATCTCCATAAACAATGTCCGTAGCTCTGAATGAGAATCCATTTGCAAGCGCGTACCAGATACGTCCGTTGACGTAGGCCATTACTCTTCCGCACTTGATTTCGTCGGTGGTTGCGCGGCGCAGACTTGATCCGTTGAAGATCAGCGGTGCGCTCTGACCGTCTTGAATGACGACAAAGTTCTCAGCCTGAACCATCCAGCCATCGAGTATGTTTGATGGGTTCTCAAGATTGGGCGAAGCTGAAAGGTTCTGAACGCTGTTTTGAAGGCAGTCGTAAAGCCACACTTTACCACTGATCAACATCAGGATGAACGTCGCTCCGTTGTCGCCGATGTATGGGAGCGCACACTGGAACACGCCGGTCAAATTGCTAGAACCATAGCACTCCTCGGAGTAGCCGTCAGCCGTGACATTGGTTTGATCCGCAGTTACGAGTGTGCTGTCTGCCGTAATCGACAAGCATACGTCGTAATCTTTCTGGATGAAACCGGGTCGAGGAGAGATGAATCCCTGCCGAAAGCTGGCATTGACCGCGAAGGCGACCTGATTCTTGTCCACCTCAGACGGCATCACACCAGCGTCAATGCCACCCTCAAAGGTGACAGACCCATCCGTGTACCGCCGTGGTGCGCGTTCGCTCATGGCTTAAGCCTGAATCCGTTGGACAGAGAATGAGGAGCCGCTGTCAACAATCAGCGTCTGCGTAGTTCCAACAATTATTTCATAATAATCGGTAATTGCAGAGGCTTGATCAATATACATCAAACTAATCGGATGATATCCACTGCTGTTTACGCTAAATGCTTTTGATGCTAAAATGTTTGAACCAAGTTTTCTAATGTAAATAGTAACGCTTGCAGTAGACGTATCTGCTACAAGGTTGAAATATGCGTCAATCCTATAGTATCCGGTGTATGGAACCGTAAATCGA